TCTTTATGGACATCAAAAAGAAGAAGCAAAGTGATCTGGCCAAGCTGGTCGGCGGCAAGTCTCGCGCGTCCGAAATCATGAACCGCAAGCGTCCGCTCACGCTGCGCATGATCCAGAAGATCAACACCAGCTGGAAAATCCCAGCCGCCTCCCTGATCGCACCCTACCACCTCGAGGCCAACGGCGAGAGGGCCTGACCCCCCTCCCATGGTTCCTCCCCGGCCCTATGCGTATACGGGGGTACTCAGCGCGCAAGTTTTCTAGCGTCTGGCCTTTTCACCGGGGAATCCACTTCGAAGCCAGTTTGGTCGGCGGCCAAAATAAAGTGATTCAGTTACAAAGGGTTGGACGCAAAAAACTGGCTCTCAGGGTGGATTCTTGAGTGGTTTAGTCAAGAATCCACCTGGCCAAAAGCAAGCCAGTTTAGCCAAACAGCGAAGCCACCCTCTTTGCAGCCGTTTCAGAGGCTCCAAAAGGACACGACACGAGTCGCAAAAAAATGGTTTGACATTTCTAGCCCCCTTGACGTATCCCTCAACCATCGAAGTTTTGCGCCCGGAGGATACCCCTCGCGGGCGCTTTTTGTTTCCCCACATCGCGGATCCCAATGCAGTCACCGGCTTCCTTGGCCGTGGCATCAACACGTCCGCCCTACCCCACAAACGAGAACATCCTCATGGACCTTGTCTTCGCGCCAAGCGAGATCGAGACGTGGCCGATCGACCGGCTGCGCCCCTATGCCCGTAATGCCAAGATCCATGGCGACGATCAGGTGGCCAAGATCGCGGCCAGCATGGCCAAGTTCGGCTGGACCGTGCCCTGCATGGTTGCCGACGATGGCGAACTGATCGCCGGACATGGCCGGGTACTGGCCGCGACAATGCTGGGGTTGACAGATGTGCCAGTCATTCGGCTGGGGCATCTTGATGAGGCCGAGCGGCGGGCTTACCGGATCGCCGACAATAAGCTGACCGAGCTGGGCGACTGGGACGAAGCCATGCTGCGCGACGAAATCGCAGGGCTGCTGGCGGATGATTTTGATCTGTCGCTCCTGGGGATTACCGATGAAGATCTCGACGCGCTGCTGCAAAACCCTGATGCGCTGGGCACTGATGGTCCGGTCGAGGGTGAGGATGACATTCCGGATGTGCCGGTCACGCCGGTCTCGGTTGTGGGCGACCTTTGGCAGCTCGGATCGCACCGGCTGATCTGTGGTGACAGTACCAGCGCGGATGTCGTTGGACGGTTGCTCGGCGATGTAAAGCCCCTGCTGATGGTGACAGATCCACCCTATGGTGTGGAATACGACCCAGGCTGGCGCAACAAAGCAGGTGCTGCCGCAACCAAACGCACCGGCAAGGTGCTGAATGATGACCGCGCAGACTGGCGCGAGGCCTGGTCTCTGTTTCCTGGCGATGTCGCCTATGTCTGGCACGGGGCTCTGCATGCAGCTACCGTGGCTGACAGCCTGATCGCCTCAGGCTTCAACATCCGCTCGCAGATTATCTGGGCCAAGGACAGGCTGGTGCTGAGCCGCGGTGATTACCACTGGCAGCATGAGCCCTGTTGGTATGCCGTGCGTGCCAAGGGCAAAGGCCACTGGGCAGGTGATCGCAAGCAGACCACGTTGTGGCAGATTGCAAACAAGGATCAGGATGCTGACACCGTGCATGGCACGCAAAAGCCTGTGGAGTGCATGCGGCGTCCGATCCTGAACAACTCAAGCCCAGGTCAGGCGGTGTTCGAGCCCTTCATGGGATCTGGTACGACGTTGATCGCGGCGGACACCATAGGGCGGGTCTGCTACGGTGTTGAGTTGAACCGGGCCTATGTCGATGTGGCCATCGAACGCTGGCAGCAGTTCACCGGCGAGGACGCCTTGCTTGTGGAAACCGGCGAGAGCTTTGCCGTCCTCAAATCGCAAAGGCTGGCGGCATGAGTCAGTCCCGCAAGATGCCACTGGTTGAGGCTGGTTCCAACGTCGCGGTCGGTTATGTACTCGCGGTGATTGCCCAGATTGTGGTGTTCCCATGGTTCGGGCTGGTGGTCAGCATCGACGACAATCTTGCAATCGGCGCGGTCTTTGTCATTGTTTCACTGTTGCGAGGTTACGCCTTGCGCAGGCTCTTCGTGCGGCTGCGATGACGGCACATGTCCATCACCTGACAGCGAATACACTGTGCCCCGCCCGTCTTGCTTCTCGGAGGTGACCGGCAGCCCCAGCTTTTTCTTCAAACCACCGGAGATCAGACCGCGAACACTATGCGCCAACCACCCCGTCACAGCGACGATTTCGGCGATCGAGGCCCCCTCGGGCCGCTGCAGCAGAGCGATGATCTGCGCCTGTTTGGTATTGGCTCGTATCATCGGTGTTTTGGGCGCCGGTGCTGCGGCAGCATGCTGACGGACCGCAGCCATGGTTTTGACGACCACCGGTTCGATCCCGACCGCCAGCAACCCTGCGTCGGTGACGACCAGCGTGGTGCCATGCCCATCACCAGTTTCGCGCCAGAATGGTTCGCCTTTGCGGGTGTTGGTATCGACCTCTTTGAGCCAGCCGCGGTCGATCATCATGGTCACGACCTTCTTCGCGGCGGCACCATGCAGCCCCTCGGGCAGCGGCATGGCGATGTTGTCTGCGCGCTGGGCGCCCGTGGTCAGGATCAGGCTTTGGGTTATGGTAAGGTTGGGCATGGTAGCCTCCGGTCAAACGGGCGGCGCAGGATGCGTGCCCTTCTACCGGCATTGGCCCGCGCGAGCGTGGGCGGGCCAGAACGTGATGGGTGCGAGCCTCAGTCCGCGTCTTCCATCGCGGCCGTGATTGCAAAGTGCTGCACCCAACCCGTCAGATACGGCAGGCCTGCGGGGATGCCTTCTTCACGCGCTGAGCTGCGGCTGATGCGCCAGCCCTGCCAGCGGCGGATTGCTGAGTTGATGGCCGTCTCGCTGTCGATATTGCAGCCCGTCATATTGCCCACCACGTCGTCGGCAAAGTGGCGACCCATTCGACTGTCAAGAAAGTCGCGGATGCCGATCATCTCGTCTTCACTATCGGCGCCGATGGCTGTGGCGATAAGGGTGGAAGCCAGCGTCCAGACCTCTGCGCTGCGCCGCTCGCGCTGCGGGCAGTTTGTCAGGGTTTGGAAAAAGCCGTAATCTTCGTTGCGGCTGGGCAGAATGGCCTGTGCGGTCATGGGCTTGGATCCTTTGGTGCGGTGCATCGAGTTGCTGAAACAACCATCGCTCTGAAAGGGTGATTAGCGTAGCCAATTCGGCGCAATTTGATTGCTTTTTTGCACCCCACGCAGGGAGGTCAATTCACGCCATACACCGGCTTGCCAGATATAAAGATGGCAAAGTTCGCAAGTGGGCTGTTGCAGGATGCGGGGTGCGCGTGGTGGATCAAAACAATCCAGTGCGTCGGCACGCACCTGCCGGATTTCGCGGGCGGCAAGAATGTCCTCGGGTGTCCAACGCGCCAGAGCGGGCAACATATGGGAGGGGTATCCGTCAAAGTGCACATACACATGTGCCCATTTTTCAGGCCCTGTCTGGATGGCGATCTGTGCGCGCGTGCTCATGACCAGTCCTCCTTCAAATAAGCTGCAGCTCAGCCAGCACGGTGCTGGCGGCGGCGAGCAGGCTGGTCGGCAGTTCGATTTTGATGTGCGAGAAGATGTCCGAGGCTTCGACATTAATCCCTGCGTCCCGCAGCGCCGTTTCGACGGCTGCCGCGATGGCGTTGGGGCGGCTGCGGTCAAAGTGGTCGGGCAGAACTGCATAGTCGATACGGATGGTTGTAGATGCCATGGTCATGGTATGCTCCTCAATCCTACTGTTCGATCAGGGCGATAATGGCGATCGCCATCCCGCCGAGATACTCGCTGCGGCGGAACACGATGTCATCGATCTCGCCCGCGCAGGTGATCGTGGGGTCAACCGCCAGGCTCTCGGCCATATGCGGCAGCAGGCGTTGGGCTTGGGCGTTGTAACGTTCTGCGAGGGTCATTGATTTGTCTCCGTTCTGGCGTGTTTGCTTGCACTGAGAATCGCCCTGACGGGCAGTATAATCAACTCAAATAGATCATCTTTCCCGTTTATTTACAATATGTTGAGGACATTCAAAGCGCCATGGAAGGTCTATCCGAACGCGCCTATGCAGAACGGACAGGTCTGTCGCGCGGAGCCGTGCAGAAGGCCCGCAAGAATGGCCGCTTGGTGCTGTTTGCCGATGGGTCGATCAATGCAGTGGTGTCTGATGCACGCCGCGGTGCCATGACGGATCCGGATCAACAGATACGCTCACGGGGTGGTGTTGGAGGCGTTGGCGCTGGTGGTGATGGTGGTGATGGTGATGGCGGTGCGATCAGTAGCAGCACCGCCTCTGGCCGCGGCGACAGCACATCCTATCTGAAGGCCCGCACGGCGCTGACCGTCTACCAGGCACAGGAACGGCAGCTGTCGATCCAGAAGAAAAAGGGCGTGCTGGTCGATCGCGCCCGCGCTGAGACCTTGGTGTTTCGTCTGGCCCGTCAAGAGCGGGATCTTTGGATCACCTGGCCCACGCGTGGGGCGGCCCTCATAGCCGCACAACTGTCCGCAGAGATGGAGACAGCATCCGGCAAGGCCGTAACGATCGAGACCGCGATCCTGCAAAGGGTGCTAGAAACCCATGTCCGAGAGCAGCTCGACGCCCTGGCCGACCTCAGGGTCTCGCTTGAATGATGAGGAGAACACATCTGATCTGACCGAGGGCCTCGATCTCGCCTTTGACGGCGCCGAGGATATCCTGCGCGCCTGGCGGCGGGGAATGCGGCCTGACCCTGACCTCACAGTCTCCGAATGGGCCGACAAGCATCGCAAGCTGTCCTCGCGGGCCTCAGCTGAACCCGGACAATACAGAACAGCCCGAACGCCATATCTGCGCGCCATTATGGATGCGCTGTCGCCAAACCACCCGGCCCAGCGGATCAGCTTCATGAAGGCCGCCCAGGTCGGCGCAACGGAAGCGGGCAACAACTGGATCGGCTTTGTGATCCATCACGCGCCCGGCCCCATGCTGGCGGTGCTGCCCACGGTCGAGATGGCCAAGCGCACCTCGCGCGGTCGGATCGACCCTCTGATCGAGGATAGCCCGGCGCTGAAGGAGCGCGTCCAGCCGGCGCGCTCGCGGGATGCGGGCAATTCGATGCTGTCAAAGGAGTTCCCGGGCGGCATTCTGGTGCTGACAGGGGCGAACAGCGCTACCGGCTTGCGGTCGATGCCTGCGCGCTACGTGTTTCTGGATGAGGTCGACGCTTATCCGGCTTCCGCTGACGAAGAAGGCGATCCGGTAACGCTGGCCGAGGCGCGCACCACCACCTTTGCGCATAGGCGCAAGGTGTTCATGGTCTCAACCCCAACGATCCGGGGGCTCTCTCGCATCGAGCGGGAGTTCGAGGCCAGCGATCAGCGGCGGTATTTTGTACCCTGCCCGCAGTGCGGTCATATGCAGTGGCTGCAGTTCGAGCGCCTGCGCTGGGACAAGGGGAAGCCTGAGACGGCTGCCTATGCCTGCGAGAGCTGCGAGCGCCCGATCGCCGAGCACCACAAGACGGACATGCTGGCGCGTGGGGAATGGCGCGCAACAGAGAGCAGTGCCGATCCGAACGCGATCGGCTTCCACCTCTCGGCGCTTTATTCGCCGATCGGGTGGAAGAGCTGGGAGCAGATCGCACGGGACTGGCTGGCGGCGCAGGGCTCGGACGAGATGCTGCGCGCAGCGCGCAACACGCTCCTTGGCGAGACATGGGTTGAAAGCGGGGACGCGCCGGAATGGCAGCGGCTGGCGGACCGCCGTGAGGCATTCGCCGCTCAGGTGCCCATGGGCGGGTTGTTCCTGACCGCCGGTGCTGACGTCCAGAAGGACCGCATTGAGGTCGATGTCTGGGCTTGGGGCCGCGGCCTCGAAAGCTGGCTCGTCGATCACATCGTGCTTCCGGGTGGGCCTGGAGATCCTGCCTGCTGGCAGGCGTTAACGGACCTGCTTGGCCAGACTTGGGTGCATGAGAACGGCGCCGTGATGCCGCTGGCGAAGCTGGCCATCGACACCGGCTATGAGACATCCGCCGTTTACGCCTGGGCGCGGGCCCAAGGCATTGCGCAGGTTGCACCTGTTAAAGGGCTTGAGGGCTTCAACCGCGCGACACCGGTGTCAGGGCCCACCTTCGTTGATGCGACGGTGAATGGGCGGAAGCTGAAACGAGGCGCCCGGCTCTGGACCGTGGCCACGGCCACCTTCAAGGCAGAGACCTATCGGTATCTGCGGCTAGAGCGGCCCTCCGATGAGGATCGCGCGCTGGGTGTGCCCAATCCGGCGGGCATGATCCACCTACCTGACTGGGCCGACAGCGAATGGCTGAAACAGCTCGTGGCCGAGCAATTGGTGACGATCCGCAACAAGCGCGGCTTCGCTCGCCAGGAGTGGCAGAAGATCCGCGAGCGCAATGAGGCGCTCGACACACGGGTCTATGCGCGGGCCGCAGCCTGGATTCTGGGCGCCGACCGCTTTGATGAGCGCATGTGGCGGCAGCTTGAGAAGCAGGCGGGCGTGGAGACGACGGTCATAGCCCAAGGTACTGAAGCCGAGAAATCGACCGAACCTCAAGCAGGGCGGATCGCATCGCCCCGGCGGCGCGGCTGGAAGATCAGCACGCCCAAATACATGGAATGATGAATGACCCTCGACGAGCTAAAACTCCGCCACAGCGCGCTTTTGAGCGCGCGCTACAGCGGCACGCGGTCGGTCAGCTATGACGGCAAGACGATCAATTACGGCACGGATGTTGAATTGGCCGCTGCGATCAGCGATGTCGAACGGCGCGTGGCCAAACTCGAGCGAAGCGCTGGGCGCGTGTTGCGCCCCTTTGCGGTGAAAGACCTGTGATGAACTGGCGGCAGCGCTTGGGCGCCTTCATCGGCGGATTTGACGCCGGCCAACACCACCGACGTCTGCGCGGGTTCCAAGCCACGCGCGCACATGTGAACGCGCTTATTGCAGCATCGGGCCCCGACATCACCGCCCGTGCGCGCTGGCTGGTGCGAAATAATGGCTATGCCGTGAATGCGGTGGAAAGCTGGGCGGCCAACACCGTGGGCGACGGGATCAAGCCCATCTCCAAGATCGCGGACGCTCCACGCAAGGAGAAGCTGCAGCGGCTGTGGCTGGCTTGGACCGATGAGGCCGATGCCGAGGGGCTGACGGATTTCTATGGGCTACAGCGCCGAGCCGCACGCGAAGTGTTTCTGGCAGGAGAGGTCTTTGTCCGGATCAGGCCGCGGCGGGTTGAGGACGGGCTGACGGTGCCACTTCAGCTGCAGATGCTGCCCTCGGAAATGCTGCCTCTGCATGAAACGGGCGTGGCGCGGAATGGAAACGCGATACGCCAGGGGATCGAGTTCGATCGTATCGGGCGGCGCGTCGCCTATCACTTCTTCCGCCGCCACCCAGGCGACAGCACTGATCCTGGACTGTCTGGGGAAATTGTCCGCGTGCCCGCCTCGGAGGTGATCCACGTCATCGACCCAGTCGAGGGTGGTCAGCTGCGCGGCGTGTCGAAACTGGCCCCGGCGATCGTGAAGTTGTTCCTTCTGGATCAATACGACGACGCGGAGTTGGACCGGAAAAAGGTCGCCGCGATGTACGCGATGTTCGTGACCTCACCCGCCCCAGAGAACCCGCTCGCCCCCTTGGATGATGAGGAGATGCCCGCTGGTGTGGAGATCAGCCCGGGCCAAATCGTCCGGCTGGATGCCGGCGAGGATGTCACCGTGGGGCAGCCCGCCGATAGCGGAGCAACCTACGAGCCGTTCCAGTACAGGACGCTGCTGCAAATCTCGGCTGCGCTCGGGATCCCCTACCCCTACCTCGCCAACGACATGGTGAAGGGGAACTTCTCGAACTCACGCCTGGCGCTGATCGAATTCCGCCGCCGCGTCTCAGCTTGGCAGCATTCGGTGATGGTCTATCAGCTCTGCCGCCCGGTTTATGCACGCTGGCTGGATTTGGCCGTGCTCTCCGGCGCGCTGTCCCTGCCCGGTTACGAAACCGAGCGCCCGCGCATGCTGGCCGCGAACTGGCTGCCGACGAAATGGGACTGGGTCGATCCGCTGAAAGACGCCAATGCTGAAATCGCACAGATCGAGGCTGGACTGAAATCCCGCACCCAAGCCATCGCCGAGCGGGGCTACGACGCTGAGCAGGTCGACCGCGAGATTGCGGCAGAACGGGAACGTGAGCGCGCGCTGGGCCTCGATTTCCGGCGGCCTGGCTCCCCCGCGCAGGGCGTCCAGGCCGTACCGGCCGAGGGAGAGCAACCAGAGACCGAAGATGAAGCCGATGACGCGGAAGACCGCCCGCGCCTTGACGAGGACCAAGCCTGATGCTCCATGCCCGCATTGCCGCGCGCGCTTTCAACACGCCGCTGATGGTTGAACCCACCAAGGCCATGGCGTTTCTGTCGGGGCTTGGGCCGCGCATTCTGGGACGACAGGTCGAGATTTCGGACGGCTACGCGGCACACGACAGCACGGCCGCGACACCCGCCCGCGCCAGCATTCTGGCCGGGAACCTCACCGAGCGCCTGCAGCAACATGGGGATGCGCCCTACCCGGTCGTTGACGGCATCGCGGTGATCGAGATCGCGGGCGTGCTGATCCATCGCGGGGGCTGGATCGGACAGTCCTCCGGCCAGACCAGCTATGAGGGGATCGCGGCGCAGATCGAGGCGGCCGCGCGTGATCCGTCCGTGCGGGCGGTGGCGCTCGAGATCGACAGCTTTGGCGGAGAGGTGGCGGGCGTCTTTGACCTGGCTGACCAGATCCGGGCGGTGCGCCGTAACAAGCCGGTCTGGGCGTTCGTCGCCGAGCACGCCTTTTCAGCGGGCTATGCGCTGGCCTCTCAGGCCGACCGCATCCTGCTGCCGCGCACCGGCGCCGTCGGCAGTATCGGCGTGGTGGTGATGCATGCAGATCTGAGCGGTCAGCTCGATCAGGACGGCGTGCGCGTCACGCTGGTCCATTCCGGACAGCACAAGATCGACGGCAACCCCTACGAGCCGCTGCCCGGATCGGTCCGCGACGATATCCAGCGCGAGATTGATGTGCTGCGGTTCCTCTTTACTGAGACTGTCGCCGCGGGCCGCGCCGGGCGTCTGACCCAAGACGCCGCGCTGGCGACCGAAGCCGCGACCTATCGCGGGACGGGTGCCGTGAGCGCAGGCTTGGCAGATGAGGTGATCGACCTCACCCGGGGCTTTGCCCGCTTTCGCAAGAGCTTATCCGCCCCATCGCCCACCGCGCGGCAGCCGCGCGCAACCTATCCCCGAGAAAAGGAGGTCGCCATGAGCGCCACAACTGACGCCACTGAGGTAAATACGGAAGCCGCTGGCAACGAAGAACCCGTCCTAGAGAGCACGGCTGAAGAAGACGCGCAGAAAGACGAACAAAGCGTGGAACAGGAAGACCCTGCGCCAGCGGCAACAGCTTCGCCAATCCCCCCAACAGCCGCTGCACAGCCCAGCAATCTGGCAGAGCTCTCAGTTCAGCTTCGCGAGGCAGCTGCCGAAATTGCCGAGATCGCGGCGCAAGCCGGCCGCCTTGGCATCGCGATCGATGCCGCGAAGGCGCTGCGCGACGGCACAGCGCCAGAAGCCCTGCGCAAATTGGTCCTTCAGCGCGCCTCTGCAGCCGCAGATGCACGCGACATCGTTGCCGCGCCACCTTCGCCCATTCTCCCCAAATCCGCGGAAAGCCCGATTGTGGCTGCCGCGAAGAAGGCTGCCTCGGCGGGCAGCAGGGACTAAACCGCTCTCCCCAAAAGCTGCCGCCGACCTGATCCCCCGCCGCTCCTCCCCGGCGGGGGATTTTTTTTGAACCCCAATCCTTCGGAGATTGCCATGTCCGTTCTGACCCAACCGCCCACCATGGGCGATGTGCTCAAATACGAGCTGAACCCCAACTTCACCCGCGAAACCGTTACCCTTCTTGCCGGGACCAACTATCCCGTCGGCGCCGTACTTGGCCGCATCACCGCGAGCGGCAAAATGAAGCTCAGCACCGCTACTGGCACCGACGGCGCGCAGAACGCGTCTGCCGTCCTGCTCTATGCGACTGATGCCACCGCAGCGGATGCGACGGGAATCGTCGTGGTGCGCGGCCCTGCTATCGTCTCGAAGGCGGCCTTGGTCTTTGACGCCAGCGTCGATGACGCTGCGAAGACGGCCGCCAAGCGCGCCCAGTTGACCGCGCTCGGCATCATCCCGCGCGACGCCGCCTAATCCGGCGGATCGCCCGTTTTCTCCGTCGCGCATTCGCGCGTCACCCCTCATTCCCCGGAGTTCCACATGACCATCACGCGCAACCCGTTTGACGCGGGCGGCTATTCGCTCGCCGAGATGACGCAGGCCATCAACATCCTGCCCAATCTCTACACCCGCCTCGGCCAGATCGGCCTGTTTCGCTTTGAAGGCGTCACGCAACGTTCCATTGTCATCGAACAGCGCGAAGGCGTCCTCAGCCTCCTGCCCTCGGTGCCGCTGGGTGCGCCCGCCACGGTGGGCAATCGGGAAGCCCGCTCAATGCGCAGCTTCGCGCTTCCCTGGATCCCGCATGACGATGTGATCTTGCCCGCCGACATTCAGGGCATGCCCGCGCTGGGCCTGTCGGATGCGGCTGATCCGCTCGTCGAGGTGATGAACCGCAAGCTGACGCTGATGCGCCGCAAGCATGCCCAAACCCGCGAATACATGGAGATGAATGCGCTCCGCGGCATCGTGAAGGACGGGGCCGGCACCACGCTTTACGATTACTTTGTCGAGTTCGGCCTGGAGAAGATCTCGGTCGACTTCGTCTTTGGCACCGCAGGAACGAATGTGCAGGGCAAGGTCCGAACCGTCTTGCGCGGGATTGAGGACAGCCTTCTGGGCGAGACCATGACCACGGCCCATGCGCTCGTGAGCTCGGAGTTCTTCGACAAGCTGATCAGCCATCCCAAGACCGAAGAGGCCTACAAATTCTTTTCGGCCACGGGTGGCCAGCCGCTGCGCGAAGACATGCGCCGCGCCTTCCCCTTCGCCGGCATCCTCTTCGAGGAATACAACGGCTCTGTCACGCTCTCAAACGGCACCTCGGAGCGGCTGATCCCAGCGGGCGAGGGCATCGCCTTCCCGCTTGGCACCTTCGACACCTTCACCACTTATGGCGGACCGGCGAACCTGCTGGAAACCGCCAACACTGTCGGCCTGCCACTTTACGCACGGCAGATGATGGACACCAAGGGGCGCTGGATCGATCTCATGACCGAGGCCTCGATCCTGCCGGTCAACAAGCGCCCTCGGTTGGCCATCCGGATCTTCAGCTCGAACTGAGGTGATGGAGACATGACGGCCTTTGCCCTGGCCCTCGATCTGCTCTTCGCTGATCCGAACCTCGCCCATGAGGCCTGGCATCGCGACAGCGAAGGGCAGTTCACCCGTATCCGCATCATCATGCGTCGCAATGATGATGTGACCGCATTCGGGGCCGCGCGTCTGGTGTCAGAGACCATGCGCTTTGATGTACGCGTCTCGGAGCTCCCCGTGCCTCGCCCCGATGAGCAGATCCTCATTGGCTTTGAGACCTTCCTGATCCAGGGCGAGCCGATCCGCGATCGCGAAAGACTGATCTGGACCATTGAGGCCACGCCTGCATGAAGCTCGATCTCTCCGTCTCCGGCGACATCGTCACCGCGATGCGCGCCGAAGTCCTCGCTGGCGAAAAGGCCGTTACAGCTGCCATGCGTGCGGCGGGCAACGATCTTAAATCCAACTGGCGCGCCCAGATCACGCGCGCCCGCCTCGGCCAGCGGCTTGCCAACACGATCAGGTCCAAAACCTATCCTGCGGCGGGCGAAAGCCTGGAAGCGGCCGCGCTCATTTGGTCCAACGCACCCCAGATCATCGGGGCGCATGACACTGGCCCCTTGATCCGGTCGAAAGACGGGTTCTGGCTTACCATCCCAACGCCAGCGGCCGGCAAAGGCACGCGCGGCAAGGCGCTCACACCGGGCGAATGGGAGAAACGGCGTGGTCTGCGCCTTCGGTTTGTCTATCGGCGGGGAGGACCAAGTTTGCTGGTCGCCGATGGTCGGCTGAACAGTCGCGGGCTGGGTGTGGCCTCTCGGTCGAAAACCGGGCGCCGCAAAGCAACCGTGCCCATCTTCCTCCTGGTGCCGCAGGTGAAGCTGTCGAAACGGCTTAATCTCGCACGGGACGCCGAACGGGCGCAGGCTGCGATACCGGGGCTGATCATTTCTGGATGGGTTGACGGTAAGCTGGGGTGAAAGCTGGCTTAGTACCCAGCTTCCCTTTGATGTCGCACCGCGAGAACGACGGCACTGTCGGCTTCCAACCGGTAAAGGGCAGCGTAACCGCTGCCGCCAAAGGTGATGAACCACTCACGAAACTCTGGATCCATGTCCCCATGGGCCGCCCTGCTGCAGGCTGATCACGCAGGATTTGCATCCCCTCTCGGATCGCCCTTGCGGCACGGCGTGCAGCGTCCGGGTTCTTTTCGGCTAGAAACTTGTAGAGCCTCTCAACATCCCGCAGCGCAGCGGGAGACCAGATCAATTGTGGCATTGAGGAATATCTGCCTGTTCACCGGCTTCGAGCTTGGCAAGTCACGCGTCGGCTTCCTCATGCGTCACATGCTGGCCCGTTGCCTGATATTCCTGCCATGCCGCAATGCCAGCTTGGCGGAAGGCTTCGCGCGCCTCTTCGCGGGACAGGAACTGCGCAACAGCTTCGCGGAGCATCCAGTGCGTGGAGCGATCCCGGGCGTCCGCAAGCCGCCTAAGGCGGTCACGTGTGTCTTGGTCGAGCTTCACGGCGATGGGGCGCACAGCATTCATAGGGTGAGTCCTTGTGAGTATTAGCAGGTATTACCCTCGCACTTTCTTGGCGTCGATAACACACACGAATTCACCATTAGGCCCCTCCATGCCCACCCAACGCGAAACCATCCTGACCGCCCTGGCGGACCTGCTAAGGACGATCCCGCATGTGCCTGTTCTGCGCGGAGAAGTTCTGCCGGAACGCATCCCGCCCGCAGGTCTCATGATCCTGCGCGATGGCACCCCAGGCGAACCAGGCGTGACGTTGTCGCCGCTGACCTATCATTTTCAGCATCGCGCTGAACTCGAGATGATCGTGCAATCGGCAACGGATCGGGACGCCTTTTTCGACGCACTTGTCGCTCAGGTCGGTGCTGTGATCGCCGCGGACCGGACTTTGCGGGATCTATGCGACTGGGTCGAGCCGGAAGCTGCTGAACCTGTCGATCTACCAGTTGAGGGGGCCGCCTCTCTGAAAGCCGGGATCATTCCGATCACCCTTCACTACGCGACCAGTGACGCGCTGGGCTAACGAGACCAATTCAAGGAGTAACACCATGGCACGAGCCCAAGGGGCGCGGGCGCAAATGGCGCTTGCGTTCGAAACGACATACGGCACGCCGCCCGCGAGCGGCTACACCAAGATGCCCTTTGCCAGCACGACACTGGGAGCCGAGCAACCGTTGCAGGCCTCAGAACTCTTGGGCTATGGCCGCGATCCGCAGGCGCCTATCAAGGATGCGGTGACAGCGGATGGCGATGTGGTGACCCCGATCGATGTCGAGGCATTTGGCTTCTGGCTGAAGGCCGCTTTTGGCGCACCCACCACAACGGATACCAATGCCCCCTACACGCACGAGTTTCACTCGGGAAACTGGGCGCTGCCGAGCTTCTCGATTGAGACCGGGATGCCCGAGGTGCCGCGCTATGCGATGTATTCCGGCTGTATGGTGGACAGCCTGAACTGGCAGATGGCGCGCTCAGGGTTGCTGACGGCAACGGCCAGTATCGTGGCACAGGGCGAGGCCATCGCCACGACCAGTGCGGCAGGGACGCCTGCTAACATCGCGCTGAAACGCTTTGGCCACTTTAACGGCGCCATCACGCGGAATGGCGCCAACATCGGCAATGTCGTCTCTGCCGACCTGACCTATGCCAACAATCTCGACCGGATCGAGACCATCCGGGCCGATGGTAAGATCGACGGCGCGGACCCGTCCATCGCGGCGCTGACCGGCAATGTTGTCGCGCGATTAGCGGACCAGACGCTCGTGACCCAGGCGATCAACGGCGAGGCCTGCGAGTTGGAGTTTTCCTACACGCTGCCAACCGGCGAGAGCCTGACCGTTACGGCCCATGCTGTTTACCTTCCACGCCCGCGGATCGAGATCTCGGGCCCGCAAGGTGTACAGGCCACCTTTGATTGGCAGGCGGCCAGCGAACCCGTGGTGGGTCGTATGTGCACCGTCACCCTGACCAATGACCGTGAGGTTTACTGACCATGCTGCGCCTGAACCTCTCCGCCGAGCCCCGCTGGCTTGATCTTGGCCACGGCATCCGCCTGCTGGTGGAGCCGCTGACCACCGCCATCATGTTGGCAGCACGGACCGATCCGACGATCATCGCAGCAGCAGCGGATGCCGAAGGCAGCGCCTCCAACGACGACCTTGCGCGCATCGTCGCAAAGGCCGTGGCGCGCATCGTGGTAAAAGACTGGGAGGGCGTCGGCGACGAGGACGGCAAACTGCTGCCTCTGACGCCTGACGGCATCGACGCCCTGCTGGAGCTCTGGCCGATCTTCGAGGCGTTTCAGACCAAATACATCGCGAGCGCGCTCATTCTGGACGCGGAAAAAAACGCCTGACCGCTCTCGCCGACTGGGAATTCGGCAGGGGCGGTGACTATTGCGCGGCGTGCCCCTCTATGTGCGCGGAATGCCCACGGACCCAGCACAAACCTCTCACCCTGGAAGGCTGGCAGGTCTGGGATCTGGTCCAGCGCCTCGGCGGACAGGTGCGCGTTGCCGGCGGCATGAGCGGAGGAGCGGTCTTGGGCTGGGACATGGGTGCGGCCTTACAACTCGGGGCAGCCCTTGGGCTTTCGCCCCTAACCATCGCAGAACTGCTGCCGCCCATCGAGGCGGTGATGGTGCGCAAGACAAACGAACGAACTAGTTCAGGCGGCCTCGAGGGGGTTGATGCCTGAGACGTCAATTGTCTCGCGAGCGCGTGCCAAATCCCAAGCGCGTTGCAGGTTCATCCAGTACTCTGGCGTCGTTGAGAAAAACCGGGCAAGCCGCATCGCCGTATCCACTGTTATGGCGGTTTGGCCTTTTACAAGGCGCTCAATCCGGGTGCGCGGCACACCAAGCTTTGCAGCAAGGGTAATGGCGCTCATCTCAAGCGGCGCCAAATACAGCTCAGCCAAGACGTCGCCGGTATGGGATGGGTTGGTCATGAGGCTCATGTCAGGCCCTCCTAGTGATAGTCCACGATCTCAACCTCGGCAGGTCCTTGATCGGTCCAAATAAAACAGATGCGCCATTGTCCATTAATGCGCACCGAGTGTTGTCCTGTCCGGTTGCCACTTAGGGCTTCAAGATGATTGCCCGGCGGAAACCGTAAATCTTCAAGCACGACGGCGGCATCCAATGCTGAAAGTATAGCGCGCGTGCGTTTTATGATGTCCGCTGGAAAGCCTTTGCCAAACTGGTCCTGTACGGCTCCAGCGGCCAGCTTTCCTCTTGTGCTAACAATCATGAACCTAAATGTATCATATCGTGATACATCTTGCAAGGACCCAGTATGGCTGAAAAACGTGTTTCCGTCCGCCTCTCCGCGAGTGGCGGGCGCCAGGTGCGCGCCGAGCTGGAAGGCGTCGGCGAGGCAGGCACCCGCGGCATGGGGCGTCTGAGCCGTGAATTGGACCAGGCCAATGCGCGCATGGCGGCTTTTGCGCGTAGGGCCCGGATTGCGGCGACTGCTGCCGCCACGGCGCTTGCGACCGCTGGCGTTGCGATGACCCGCTCGACGGTCGCGGCCGCCAACGAGATCGGCCAGCTTTCTCAGGTTGCCACTGCCAACCCCGAGGTCTTCCAGCGCTGGTCGGCGGCCTCGGCCACGGTGGGGATCGAGCAAGAAAAGCTGGCCGATATCCTGAAGGACGTGAACGACCGCGTGGGGGATTTCCTGCAGACGGGCGGCGGGCCGATGGCGGATTTCTTCGAGAACATCGCGCCAAGGGTTGGGGTGACGGCCGACCAGTTCGCACGGCTTTCCGGGCCAGAGGCGCTTCAGCTCTATATCGACAGCCTCGAGCGCGCGGGCGTTAGCCAACAGGAGATGACCTTCTATCTCGAGGCCATGGCGTCTGACACAACGCGGCTGATCCCGCTACTGCAAAACGGCGGGGCAGAGATGACCCGGCTCGGGGCACAGGCACAGGCGCTTGGCGCTGTGCTCGACGCTGATGCCATCGCAGCCATGCGCCGGACGGAACTCGCGCTGGTCAACATCGGCCAGGTATTCACCGGCGTTCGCAACCGGATTGCCGTGGCGCTCGCCCCGTCGCTGGAGGCAGTGGCCAATGCGTTTGTCGCCCTTGCGTCCAGTACCAGCCCGATCAGCCGGGCTTTTGACACGGTGCTGAGCAACCTTGATCGCCTGGCCATCTACGCCGGGACCTTTGCCACCTTCCTCGCCGGCCGCTGGGTAGCTGCCATGGCGATAGCCGCTCTCTCTGTTCGTGGGCTCGCCACCACGCTGGTGGTCCTGAAAGGCGCGTTGATCCGCACCGGCATCGGCGCCCTCATCGTGGGCGCAGGCGAGCTGGTTTATTGGTTCACCCGGTTGGCCTCCGGCGCAGGCGGCTTCGGCGAGGCCATGGGCCTCTTGAATGACGTCGCGGTCGCGGTCTGGGACCGGATCAAGATGGGGACATCAAGCGCCGGGGCCGCGGCCACGGCGATGTTCTACGATCTCAAGGCCGATGCCGCTTCCGGCATGGCCGGGGCTATCGAGAGTGTTGTGGCTTTTGGCAACACGACCGCCAACACCTTCGAGGGCGCGCTTCTTGCCGTCCGCGAGATCTGGTCGCGTCTGCCAGATGTGATCGGGGATCTCGTCTTCTCGGCCGCCAACCGCATGCTCGACGGGATCGAGGCTATGCTGAACGGCGCCATCGCCCGGATCGATGCCTTCACGGGACGCATCCGCGATGCGCTTGCTGCAGTGGGCATCGAGACCACCTTTGGTCAGATCGGTGAAATTAATCTCGGTGACATCCCCAACCCCTTCGCAGGCGCCTCCGCAGATGCCCGAACGGCTGCGGCAGAGGCATTTCGGCGCGCCTTCGAGGACAACCCGCTCTCGGCCCCTGACCTTGGGCTCGACGCAATCGCCGCCGAGGCGCTGGCCACTGCGAACACCTACCGTCAGGCGGCTAGCGATCTCGCCAATGGCGCGACAGCCCCGCTGACCTCCTGGGGCGCGCTTCGCGACGCCGTTGCGGGCACCGGGGAAGAAGGCGCGGCGGCGCTGGATGAGGCGGCTGTCTCAGCAGATCGGCTGTCGGATGCCATGGGGCGCGCGGGAGGGGCTGCGGGCAGCGCCGGGGATCGGATCGCCACCGGGTGGCGTGCAGTGTCGGAATCCCTTCAAGCCTATGCCACGGATGCGCTGAACTGGGGCAAAGGCCTCGGCGAAACCCTTACCGGCGCGTTCAGTGGCGCGGAAAGCGCCTTCCGCAGCTTCGTCGAGAC